CTTCCCGGCATCCACGGTAATATTCCGCTGGGCAAGCCATTCCAGAACATATTCCTTCTTTTCGGCTCCACGGCCCGAACCGGTGTAAATCTGTTCGGCGGCGGAAACGGCGATCTTCACCCATGCGGTGATCTCGGCCTGTTGCTGGGCGTTGGTCTTGCTCTTGATGTAGGGGATCACAACGGCGGTGATCACAGCGGCGATCAGGGCAATCAGGGCTTCAACAATGATGGTAATGTCGAACATGGTCAATACTCCTTTGCATCATTATAAATTTCCGGGCCATACTGCTTCCGCAATTTGATCCGGTTTTCAGCTTTGGCCTTTGAATAGTAAAAGCCGGTGGCGGTGGCAAGTTCAGCGAATACGGCGGGGATCAGATAGGCCAGCGGGGAAAGGTCTTTGGTTCTCCACACCATGACAAGGGTGAAGGCCGTCACCACACCGGTAACGGCCCCCACACCAATGATGATCACCTTGGAAAACTCTTTCTTTCTGCTTCTCATTCAGAAGCACCACCCAACCCGTCAAGGCGGTGATGGGCAGATTTGGCGGATTGCTCTACCACAACCAACCGTTCCCGCAATTCCTGAACATCTGCCTTCATGCTTTTCATTTCCGTCTTGATCTCTGAAACTCCACTGTTGATGGTATCCAACCTCACAATGATGGTGGTAAGCTGTGCCACATCTTCAGCGGTGTCCTTTTTGCTGTTCCGTTTCATGTTGCTGATCCCGGAATACAGGGCAAAGGAAACAGAAATCACGGAAATCAGGATGGTTAATTCAATGCTCATAATGGCTTCCCCCTTTTCTATGCGCCGATCAGGGCGGCGATATGGCCCAAATCTTCAACCGGGGCATTATAGAACGCATAGTTCCAAATCCAGTGATCTTCATGCTCCGGGCGTTTGTACTGCTGACAAAGGGGATCTTCCCATATCTTGTTCCACCGGGCCTGATAACCGGCATCCCGCTTTTCCAGCTTGGAAAGGATGGTGTTCAGCAACCCGGCCCGTTCTTTCCCCCGGCCATCGTCATTGTGGCAGAAGAAATCATAAGTGTTTTGGCTGGTAACAGCACACAGCGGAAGATCATTCCATATAAGAAAACCGCCATGGTTTACCACAGCGGTTCCATACGGAATATTTACTTGGCCGCAAATGGCCTTGAACCTTGCCCGTTTCCGGGCAATATAGTTATTCTGCGGCATCCGTGACTTCCTCCCAACCATACACACCGGGTTCCCACACATTATCATTTACTGTGGAAGTCCAGTGCTTTTCATTGTGGCTGACTTTGGCCCCCAAGGAATAGGCATCATGCGCCCCGATGGGTTGCGCCCATGCCGGCCATTCTTCAGCGGGATCGGCTGTCAGGCTCCACAGGTTGGAAGCGGTGTCCGGTGTCCAATCGACTTGGGAAGTATGATCCAGATTGCACTTGTAAAGCACACCCCCATAGCGACGAATGTTACCGGCTTTATAGGCGATAGGATAGGCCCATTCAGCGAACAGGTCAGCGTGTTCCGCCGCCGTGGTGGGGTCAATGTTCCCGGCTTCCGCCATGGTCACAAACATGATCCCACCAGTTTCTTCAGCTTTGGTGATTTCTGTGCCGCCATCCACCACTTCCAAGCTGACAGTTTCCACACCCGGCAAACCCTCACGGCCAAGCAAGTGAAAAACGGTGCCATTAAAGACAATGCCCGAAGCGTCAGGCTCCGGGCAAAGGGTGAAGCATCCGTTTTCGGCTTGCTTGATGTAATTCAGATTTTCGGTCAGGCCAATACTGGCCCCGTCTTTGATGATTCTATACATTCCGCACCTCCGAAAAAGATAGCATGATATAACCGCCGCAAGCGCAATAACCGGCCATGGTCATTGTAATTCCGGTAATAGGCGCTTTGGCACTCCATATATTGTTCAACTTCAAAGAAAGTTTTCACACCCCCTTTGAACTCTCGCTGGAACAGCTTCAGCTTTCGCCTTGCCCGTTTCATTCCATCCCGGTTCCCGTTCACCTTGATCTTCCCGGTTTCCGTCAGGGTAAACCGGGCCTTGCAGAACCGGAAAGGCTTTGTCAGCGGGATCACATGGCATTTCCGCTTGTTCACCCGGATTCCCACAGCTTCAAACCGCCGAACAATTTCATGGCCCATTCTCTTTGCTTCCTCAATGGTGGGGAAGATCAGAATGTAATCATCCATGTAATGTCCAGCGATATGAACCCGGCCCTGACATTTGATCCAGTTATCCACACAGCTTGGCAAGGCAACCATTTCCACCTGTGAAGGCTCCACACCCAAAGGCATCCCAATTCCCGGTGTTGGGCATGGGGAATACTGGATCACAAGATCAGCCAATTCCTTCAGGTCAGGGTTCAGGATCAATTCTTCATGGCGCTGGTATAACAGGGCGTGTGGGGCATTGGGGAAGAACCCCTTCAAATCCAACAGCAACACGGCCCCTTCCCGGCCATAGCGTCGGTAATGCCAATGAAGCTGTTCCTTCAGCCGTTGAAAATGCCAATGCAAACCCTTCCCCTTTTGGCTCGCCCCGTTGTCATAGATCATACAGGGCTGATAAAGGGGAACCAACACTTCATTACATAGGGTTTTGTGGATTTGCCGATCCGTTATGTGTGGGGCATCTATGGGCCGAACCTTCCCACGCTCACACAGGATGAAGTGGGTACAGTTTTTAGGTTTCCAACCGTGATCCAACACGATCCGCCGCCGCTTTGCCGTACCGGAAAACAGGTGGGATTCAAAGTTCTGAACACTCTGCTTCCACCGTACCCCGTTACAGCATTTCTTCCCATAGAAGAACATTTTGCGGTAGCTGAAAACCTTGTCAAGCGGCCCAAGGGCATCACACCGGGCCTGTTTCTTCTGTTGGCGTTTGGCCTTGCGGCGCTGATACCGGGCTTCCCGCCGTTCCTCGCTTGTCATAAAAAAGTTATTCGCCTTTCGTACAGATACAATGTAGGGTGCCATCTAATCTGCTTTGCCTTTACACATGAAATGGGTTTAGGCACATCCACCCACCATGCAAGAAGCGTCCGTGTATTGGCATCAAAAGAAAGGATACAGGCCATTATTCATGGGCTATATCCCCTCCCGCTTTCCCAAGCGGGGCAGTTTTAGGGATTTCCACCCAAGGAAGTGCAACTCCTTTTACATCGGTCGTCTTTCACCTGAAAAGCCGGGGGCCTTCTGTTACTCCATGTGACCGTGTATATTTGTAAAATCCGGGCCGCAACCCAAGCGAATTGTAAGCGTTATTGTTGTTGCTGTTGCCGTTGTTGTTGACAATTCGGAAGTTATTGGTGTTGTTGTAATTAGGGGAACGCAACCACCAGTGAACCGCCCAACGAAACATTTTCAGTTGCACACCTAATTTTTGAAATTAAGTTTTCAATTTAGCGGCTACATTTTTAATCGCTCCCTTCAACAGCTCATTTTCTTTGTCGATCAGTTCACCCAAGTTTTGGGCCATCTTATCCAGTTTTTCAATGGCATCCTGTGACTTCACAGCATTACCCTTGGCCGTGGTAAAGGCCCCTTCCGGGTTCTGATTCAGGATCAGGTAAACATGAGTCAGGCGCACATCCAGCGCCATCAGGGAAGCCCTTGCTTCCAGCAAGTGGGCCTTTCGCAGTTCCACCCGCTGAAGGTCTGAAGGGTAAATACTGTTGGCCTTTTCAGCATGGTCAACAATTTCCCCGGCCAGCTTTGCAACCGGCTCCGCAATCAGGCGGGAATACCGGGCGGAAAGGCGGGTCAGGAAGTTCAGGGTTTCAACATAAATCTGATTAGCCGTGTTGATGAATTCAGCCTTGCTTGTGGTTCGCTTCTGCTTCAGAACTGACATGGGGGGATCACCTTCTTTTTCTGCTATCCGTCAGTATAACACAGAAAAGGCAAAATTCCAAAAATTTTTCGGGCGCTAAAGCGCCCATATTTTTTGGGCCTTGGCCCTCACTTCCGCCGCCTTTCGGCGGCGGGATGGGGCCGGGATTATCCTGCGGGGGATTAGGCGGCAAAGCCGGGCCGCAACCCAAGCGAACCGTTAGCGTTACC